TTCCAGTACGGGTCGTAGTTGCCATCTTGTCTAGTGCCATAATCATCATAAACATATTGAGCCCCACCGCCCATGCTCATCTGTTGGTCGGGAGTGTTATTATAATAGAAAGCATTGGAACTTACAGCAGGAGGTTGCCTGTATCCCCCCTGAACGGCACCTGCTTTTAATCCTTGTTCATAAATAGCTCGCATACGAGCTTCATCTTCTGCTCTGCGTCTTGCTTCTTCTGCAATTCTTTTATTAGAAGCACCAATATCCCAGCCTTTGCCTTGATAGTCGCCCCACATTTGTGCATTTTGACGAGCCTTTGCAATTTCTCGTCTTGCTTCTTCACTTAATGCCATTTAATTCACCTCATTAAAACCATTCAGTTAAAATACAAGCACCGGTTACATAAACTTGGTCGGCTCTTTGGCTATCGACAGGGATAGTCATACTTTCGCCAGCAGCAAGTTTAATGCCATTAGTGCCAGTCACATTTTCATCGCCAATATATACGGCACTAGAACCAGCCGTAATAGTTACTGCGTGTCTACCTAACATCAGATGGCTTAATACAGCAGGAGAAGCTGCTACGCCAGCGCCATCTAATACAGTAGTCTTACAGAAACTTACATATTTCTTAAAACCACTCATTTATTTTCACCTCTATTTATGCTCCCCACCAATAATTAGGGTCGCTATATTTTTGCATATCTTTATAGGAGTCATATATTGTTCCTATGTTACCAACGGCAGGGAGAATTTTGCTTGCGGTCTTACCCAACTTTGAAACACCATTCTTAATCATTCCCATCAAACCATCGTCTACAACCTGCGTCCCCATTATCTTTTGAGGGTTTAATAGAACATATTCTGTTCTTCCTAATGTATTTTTCCCACGAGCTATATCGTATCCGTCTGCTGCCCATTGTTGCAAATCTGATTGATGTAGGCGCTCGATATTGCGAGGATAATCATAATACCTTACATCTTTAGGCACTCTTATTTGATGTAACTCTCCACCATTCACATCTCTATAACGAGCAGCGGCATCTATCTGTGGCTCGTCCATCATATAGAAGCCCGCAAAATCTCTGCCGTGTTTGTTCTGCTTGTTAGACAATCTAAAAGGGTCTAACTGTGAAAAGTCAAAATCATCAGGAAGTCCACCGTGGTAAAAAGATAAATAATCTTCACCCATTATTTGCAACCACCTTTGCCGCCTTTTTTCTTACCTTTTTTACAAGCCATTGTGTTCACCACCTTTAAATGTATTAGACATTGGACCACCAACCTTTCTGCTACCGAGTAGCATCATCAGTTTAGTCATCATAACCTACCATACTTTCTTATCGCGCCTTGTTTTCTTTTGCGCGAATATAACATTTTTCTGCTCAGATATACGGGGTATGCAAAAGTCAAGCACAGAGCATCTGCCGTATCTGGCGAGCGCCCCATTAACTCCTTTATGCTCTCCTTAGACTCCAATTTGATTCGGTTTAAGCCATCAAATGTGTATGTAGGAGTGCATAATTCCTGCCTAAGTTCTGGCATATACGGTAAAGAACCACCATTTTGCAGCCATTCTCGGCATCCATCCCACATTTCAGCACGTTTGTTCAGATATCTTGACTCTTTTATGGCTTTGCCACCAAAAGGAACCTCGACAACTCTGTCCGTATAACCGATTTGACGCAGCCTGTCGATAACACCTTCACCACGACCACTATCAACAAAGACAGTATCTGGTCCCCAATCGTCAATCTCTTGGGCAACCAAGCCAGCAAAGGTCATATTGTCAACATTTTTATATATAATCGGCTCAAATGCCTGTAATCCTTGCCGTTTGAAGATAACACAACTGTCATCACCAAAACGGGCAACGTCTACCCCCATTACCTTCGGAGAGTCTTGATAGTCAATTTGTGGAATCTCCCTCTCCATAGCATCATTCACCAATTCCAAGGATATCAGGCGGTCATAAGCAGAGGCCGTAAAGTCACAGTAAAGCTCCTGCTTTATCTCTGCTTCCGTCATCTCTGCCTTCATAGCATCCAATTCGTCTTTTGCGATGATTCCTGTTTCATCTACAGTATGCAGACACGCATACCAATCTTCTCGCTTGCAAGCCAACAGGTACATATCGTAAAACGAATTCTGCCCTTTGGGTGTGCCGATAAATACCGCCCATCCTTTTCGGTCTGACAGAGTTGGACGGATAATCTCGCCCCATACTTCTTTACGCATTTGGGCATATTCGTCCAAAATTACCCCATCAAGATATGTACCTCTCAAGGTATCAGGTCTGTCAGCACCGATTATGTAAATCCTAGCCCCTGTCAACCCCTGATGGATTGTAGGGAGTTCCACCCATAACTCACTCTCGTTAACCTTTATTCCAGGAATAGTTCGTGTGTACTTCTTTAAGTATTCCCACGCAATCATTTTAGCTTGCTTTAAGAAAGGAGCAATATAGGCGTACTTCGGACTTTCATGTTTGTTTAGCAACGCTTTCATTATTAATTGATTAACACACCCTACTGTCTTGCCAAAACGTCTGTGACATACAATTACTGCCATCCTGTATTGGTCTAAGGCTGGATGTAATTCCTTTGCCCAAAACGGTCTTGGCTTATAGGGTATCTTTATTATATTAGTACCCGTGCCAATCATACGATTTCAACGGTACTTTCTATAATGTCATCCCCCGCGGGTGGCAGGGCCTGTATTCCACTTTCAATCTGCTGCACAGATGATTCATCTAATACATCTTTCGCCATAGGGTCCCAAGTGAATACCAACGGCTGGTCGCTGTCACCAGTTATCGTCTGCTTAATGTTGTCCTCCCAACGGGCATTGTTCTTTAAGGCGAAGATTAACCCACTCGCGTTGCCCTTAGTGGTGATTAATTCTTCTTCGTAGAACTCCTCTATTCTCATCCTTGCTTGCGCTATGATATCTTCAAATAAAGGGTTCTCTTTATTCTTGTAGTTTACAAACTGAGAACGCGACGTGAATCCTAAGTATCTAGCTAAACCAGTCATCGTAGGTGGTTTCTTCTTTCCTCTACGATGCTCGTTCTCACTGTCAAGAAAATCAAAGTATTCGTTTATCTTGTCCTCTAAGCTTTGTGGTGTTGGATATATTGCTACACATCCATTCATTTTTATTACCTCCATTTTGTGATTACCCCCTCGGAGAAGGAGGTTGGACTCGTCGGGGGTAATCTATATTAACCTAATTGGTCAATAACAATAAAAAAGAGCCATAAGGCTCATATTTTGGGAAAATAGCTAGATGTGGATAGTGGCTAAACCCCTGCCTGGGATTAGGTACTTACCCTGTGGGATACCCCGCATGCCCCTCCCCCTGCATTTCATTCTAAAAACAGCGTCCGATAATATACATTATGTTAAGTGATTAATTCTTACATCATTTTTATAATGTAAAAAGCATATAGGCTGCTCCATTTTATCATTTTCTACATTATCAATTTTAAGCATTCATTAACAGGATTAGTTTTAGAATTAATAATTATCTAGCTTAATTTACCATACATTAACAATAACTTAATAACAACAACAATTCAATTAATTTAATATCACTATGAATAAAAGTATTTATTCATCTAAAACGTTACAATTAACTACCAGTTAAAGACTTTTAATTACTATCTAAAACACTTTAACTAATTTATTAAGCTGCTTTATTATCTTCTATTATAACACAAAAACGAAAAGCTTATTTTCAAAATAACTTTATTTTTTTCTTCTTTTTGCAAATATTCCACATTAAAAACCATACTATGTCATAATGTAGCCATAACAAAACATTGCTCTTGCTGCTTTGCAATGAATGTTACAACAATTTCAAATTGAATTCTATATCATTTATTTGTCTATGTGTCCTAGTGATAGTTGTTGGCAAGACAAACAGGCTCAAGTATAGGGCGGATAAATTGAGGAATTGGCTATTATGGGAGGGATATACTATGAATATTAGTATTGAAAAGCAAAGCAGATCTTTTGTAAACAATTTCCGTAAGCATTGCAAGGCTTTAGCTAAACAAGGTAAT